CCGGCGCGAAGCTGGTAGCAATGGTACACGACGAGATGGTGATAGAATGTGTAAAAGAAAGCGTTGACTCTGTGTCTGACTGTGTTAAAATAGCTATATCACAGGTCAACCAAGAGTATAACCTACGTTGCAAGTTAGACTGTGACGTACAAACTGGAAACAACTGGAGTGAGATACACTAATGGCTAATTCCTATATCGAAGGCAATCTTTACTACACATACTTGTTTGACCAGAAGGACAAGTATGACCGCTATTCCTGCGCCGTTGCTATTGAGGGAGACCAGGTGAAGAAGGCAAAGTCTCTTAACTTGACGGTAAAGCAGGACGATTCAAAGTACAACGGCTTGGCCTATGTGCAGTTGAAGAGCAACTACCCGCCAGCCCTCTATAACAAAGATGGCTCAGAGTACGACGGTCCCAAGGCTTTGGCGGAGGGTACTACTGGAGTTGTTAAGCTTAGTCAGCGCCCCTACAATAACAAGTATGGCACCGGTCTGACCACCTTTATCGAAGGTGTTAAGTTCACAAACGTTGTGGAATACAAGTCTGACAATGCTGCGTTTGACGATGACGAAGGCTCTGACGACTTCTCTAATGCCAAAGAAGTAGAAGAGTTTTAAGTGTCTGACTACGGACACTGGGATGTGAGTCTGGTAGGCAATTTTAACCCAAATGCCCATTTGGGGTTTGTCTACCAGATCACTCGCATCGATACAGGCAAGGCTTACATAGGCTGTAAGCACCTCTGGAAGTTCAAGAAGGGTAGTCGCAAGCGTTTGAAAGCAAGCGAGTGGCGCACCTACTGTAGCAGTAGTTCTTATTTAGTACCGGAAATAAAAGAGCTAGGTAAAGACAAGTTTAAGTTTGAAATACTTATGCTCTGCGACAATAAAAGAAATCTGTACTATAATGAAATGAAGTTACAGGTAGAACTTGGTGTCCTAGAAAACGACAATTACTACAATGCCAATGTGGGCGGGATGCGTTTCTATAGACCTGTGAAGAGTTACATTAGTGAAGAACTCAGAGACAAGTTTAGAGGAACCAACAACCCCGCCTACAGAGGCACCTTCTACGTTTTTAGAAACGACAGTAGCATCGTTGAAGAGGTCATAGACACGACCATGAAACAATGGTGCAAAGAGAACGGTTACGATCATAGGCGTATCTCTGACTTACGTAATGGAAAACAGAAAAGACACAAAGACATTATAAAGGTGGAGTACGCAAATGAGCGAAAAGAAGATTGAAACCCTAGTTCCTGACATCTACGCACTACTGGATCAAGGTAAGAAAGAACCGGATAAAGCAGCCCTATTTGAACTTGGCTACACTGTGATGGAGGTTGTCCGTAAACAACTTTGGTTCTCTACTGCAGAGCGTAAACCAGCACTGCGTATGTCTAACCTGGGCAAACCCTGTGACCGTGCTCTGTGGATGGATATCAAGGGTGACCACGAGCCTGAGCCTCTGACCCCTGAGACACGTATGAAGTTTCTCTTTGGTGACTTGGTCGAAGCTCTGGTTCTGTATCTGGCCAAGGAAGCAGGACACAAGGTTGAGGACCAGCAGAAGCGTATCGAAGTTGACGGTATTGTCGGACACATTGACGCTGTGATCGACGGACATCTTGTCGATGTAAAGTCAGCTTCCAGCTTTGCCATGAAGAAGTTCAGGAACGGCACTCTGCCTGACGACGATGCGTTTGGTTATATCTCTCAGATTAGCGGCTATGCTAACGCCATGGGCAAGAAGAGCGGTACGTTCCTTGCCATGGACAAGAGCGGTGGAGAGCTTGCTACCTACACGCACAAAGACCTAGAGGACACGTCTGCTAGGATTAAGCACGTTAAGGCTATGCTGGAGTTAGACACACCTCCAGACCGACCTTTCAAGGAAGTTGAAGACAAACCATCAGGCCGCAAGAAACTAGATATAAACTGTTCTTATTGTCCCCATAAACAAGTTTGCTGGGCAGATAAAGGACTGGACCTGAAGTTCAGATCGGGTCGTCCAGTCTTCTTGGTGGGAGATGAAGGCAAGACAAAAGAAGAGATCGAGCATGGTTTCTGAAAATGTTCTGAAAGACTTGTCAGAGACATACAGCCCAGAGGAGATACTTGAAATCCTTGGGCTTGATAATTTTGACCTAGTCGTTCTACTCTATGATAAAATAGAAGAAAACCTACACAACTTCCAACTAAGGCCGGTAGACACTTATGACGTATAACTCAAACTTGCTTCCTACTCAGTACCAGAACTTTATCGCACTGTCCCGCTATGCGCGTTGGCTACCGGAAGAAGGCCGTCGAGAAACTTGGTCAGAGACGGTGGACCGATACGTGGATAACGTAGTGGCACCTTGCATCGACGACACCGAAGTTATCGAAGAACTACGCGATGCTATCTTGTCTCTGTCTGTCATGCCCAGTATGCGTATGCTTATGACCGCTGGACCTGCACTGCAGCGAGATAACACTGCTGGCTACAACTGCTCGTACATCGCCGTCGATGACATTAAGGCTTTTGACGAAGCCATGATGATCCTGCTCTGCGGTACAGGCGTGGGCTTCTCTGTCGAGCGTCAGCACATTGCAAAGCTGCCGGAGGTTCCTGACCAGTTGTTCTACTCGAACGATGTAATCGTGGTGCATGACTCAAAGGAGGGCTGGGCTAAGGCGTACCGCAAGCTGATTGCTATGCTCTACGCTGGCGAGATTCCCAAGTGGGACGTGTCCAAGGTCCGCCCTGCTGGTGCAAAGCTGAAGACCTTTGGAGGTCGAGCCAGTGGACCTGAGCCTCTTATTGATTTGTTTAACTTTTCGATCAATGTGTTCAAAGGTGCCGTAGGGCGTCGTCTGAACAGCATTGAATGTCACGACATCATGTGCAAAATCGGGGACATCGTCGTGGTCGGCGGTGTCCGTCGTTCTGCCATGATTAGCCTGTCCAATTTGTCAGACGACCGTATGCGCCATGCCAAGAGTGGACAATGGTGGGAAGCCAGTCCGCAACGAGCACTGGCTAACAACTCTGTGGTCTACACAGAGAAGCCAGATGTCGAGTCTTTCCTACGTGAATGGACAGCCCTGGTCGAGTCTAAGTCTGGAGAGCGTGGTATCTTTGCTAGGTATGCGGCAGACAAGCACGTAGAGAAGAACGGTCGTCGCAAGACTGGTTACGAGTGGGGTACTAATCCCTGCTCTGAGATTATTCTGCGTAACAACCAGTTCTGTAACCTCACCGAGGTCGTTGTACGCTCTACCGACACCTTTGCCACACTGCAGAACAAGGTGCGCTTGGCCACTATCCTGGGTACTATTCAGTCTACCTATACGAAGTTTCCGTACCTTCGCAAGGTCTGGGCCAAGAACACTGAGGAGGAGCGTCTTCTGGGAGTTAGCCTGACAGGCATCATGGACTGTGAGATCACCGTTGCACCAGAGCCTGAGTTTCTGGAAGAGCTTCGCAATATTTCTGTAGACACAAACAAGGAATGGGCAGACAAGCTGGGCATCCCTCAGTCCGCTGCTATCACCTGTGTGAAGCCCTCTGGCACTGTGTCACAGTTGGTCGATGCTGGTTCAGGTATCCACGCTAGGCATAGCCCCTACTACATCCGCACGGTACGTGGAGACGTGAAAGACCCGCTGACTCAGCTTATGATCGACGAAGGTGTGCCAGCAGAGCCAGAGGTGTTTCACCCTGACTCAACGATGGTCTTCTCGTTCCCTGTGAGGTCTCCTGACAACGCTGTTACACGCAACGATATGACAGCGTTGGAACAGTTGGAAGTCTGGAAGCTCTACGCTGTGAACTGGTGTGAGCACAAGCCGTCGGTTACGATCAGCGTGAGGGACGATGAGTGGCTAGAGGTCGGTGCGTGGGTCTATAAGAACTTTGACCTGTGCAGCGGCATCAGCTTCCTGCCTCACTCTGACCATACCTACCAGCAAGCTCCGTATCAAGATTGCGACGAAGAGACATATGAAGAGCTTCTCTCTCGTATGCCTACGTCAATCGACTGGTCACGCTTGGGCGAGTATGAACAAGAAGATAACACCGCTGGTTCCCAGACACTTGCTTGTGTCGGAGGAGTGTGCGAAGTTGTCGATCTCAACTAGTAAAAAATGTAAAGGTGCTTGTAAGCTAGACCTAGACCACGTCTATTGTATAGGTTGCGGTAGAACAGTAGAGGAAATTAAATTAGCTTATGAAAAGAAAAAGCAGGAAAGAGAGTTCCAGATATACTGGTCTCGCCTTCCTGCTTAGGTTGGACGCTAAATAGTCCCGTGGGGAGCCAAGGTTAGCTCCTTTTTTTTTTATTCTGTCACATTAAACGGCGACGACGGGTCATCTAGAACTTGACGCAACTCCCAGTTTGATGCGTTTGGGTTTACCACAAGACCAGTCGTCTTTTTATATCTTTGCTCAAGTTCGCTCCGTTGTTTCTTCGCCGCGTTCTCTGCTATCAGTTTCCTAATACGTTCGTCACTTGCTGCTTGAGCGTCTTCTTTTTTAGTCTCAGATTTAACTGTTTTTGTACTTGGTACTGTGTAGGCTCCCTGAACAGGCGTTGTTTGGCCCGTTTGCTGTTGTCCTTGGGCCGTTTGTTGTTGTTGTACCTGGTTCGCCACCGCTGCCAAAATACCGGCAGGCGTAACCGCTTGAGTTTGGGTCGACGTAGTCGTAGTCTGAGCTGGAGCCGTAGTCGTAGTCTGAGCTGGCTGCGTATTTTGCATACTCTGAAGCATAGAGAACAACGTTGTCAAATCGTAGTCGTCGTATGACGTGGGTGTCATAGGAGCAGTAGCGTTATAGCCATATTTAGGATACGCGGTTTGGATTACCGCAGGAGCAGCGGTGTATCCAAAGGGGTTATCGGTGTACCCTAGGTTCTGCGGATTAGCCGCGTATATATCGCCAAGTGTTTCTTGGTTAGCCGCAGCAATGTTTTGGTTCTGAAGAGCAGTGATTAGACTTCCCATAGTACTTTCCTTAGTTTATTTAGCGTTTTTAACAATAGATGCACCGAAGTACAGACCAGTTATAGCAGAGAGCAAATGTGTGTCAAGAGGTGTTAGTACTAGTCCCTTGACTACTTGCCACTTTACTTCTTCACTTCCTTCAAAGAACAAGAAACCTGGGTTCCAAGCTGTGTACCCCACGGTAACCTGAATATCGGGCCAAAATACAGACACAACCTTCGGCCAAACAATGATAGCCACCACTGCCGTCAGAGCGATTATACGCCGCGTCATTTGGAAGCCTTTGTTCTCGTAGCGTCTGGCTAGGTCAGTAGCCTCAGACTGCGCTGAGAGGCCGTCTATGGCCCTCTGAAAGGCATCCTGCTTCGCCTTCATGCTCTGGGACCACATGGACATCACACCGCCCATAAGACCAGACCCCAACATTGTAATAAGTTCTAAAGGTAGACCACCCATTTAATGCCCCTTGTTTTCCAGAAGAGAGATACGAACCTGAAGATCGTGGATGATGTGCATCATCTGTTCTCGTAGATTTTGTCTTGCTATAGCGTTGTCCGGCGACGGCACGATCTGCCCCTCTGGCGTCACCAGTTGCATCATGCGGCTCTCGGTCTTATACATGCGGTTTTCAAGATCATTCAGATGCATGATGAGGTAGCCGACCGCAGCGAACATAACCGGAGCAAGCGCTGTCAGGACAGCTTGCGCGTTTACGTTCACCGACCCGTCCACCGCTTAACCGTGTCGGTCTCCCAGATACGTAGAGCCATCCAGACAATGGTGAACAAACTTGCTAGAGCTGGTAGAACATCCATGACCGCTCCGAACGCAACCATGCCAGCAGTGACATCAATGGGGGTTTTATCGTTCATTGAATTTCCCCATGTTTCGTATTGCTAAAGCTGTTTCTTCCATCCGGCCCCTGATACCACTACGACCACGCTTCTTTGCGTTTTTGTACTCAACACTATTTAAAAATTCTTTAGAGGCTTCTTCAAATTTACCTGCTTTAATTAGCTTTCTAGTTTCAGGACTCTGCACTAAGCTTCCTCTAAACCATTCAGATACCAAAGGTGCTTGAATTTCTAAAGGGTAGTTTGAAAACCCTGGTACTGCTCGTTCAACTTCAGGAAGACGTTTCATAACATCTTCTTTTAAATAAATTTTACCAGTTTCTAGGTTAATCTCGTCTCCTAGTTTTACACCTTCAGTTCTACCATATCCAACTGTTGGCACATCTCCTTTAGTAGGAATCTTTGCTACAGGAATAAAACCTTCACGCTCTGCTATAAAGTCTGTTATGTAATTAAAACGATCAGCGCCTGTATCAGGAGCACTTGGCTTACCCTCTGGACGAGGCATCCCTGCCATAGCAGACAACAATCCTTTGCCCTGTGGTTGCTCTATACCAAGTCTAGCTAACACACCTGTAAAATCATTAGCCATTATACTATCCTTGTACTGCATTTCTAGAATTGGTAATGGTAGAAGTATTAACGATATGATCAACAATGTGCGTAACATTAATCACCTCTACGTTCCTTTTCCATACGTTCGTTGTACTTTTCTAAACCACCACCAAAATAATTGTACAGTATTGGACCAAACAGCGGGACACTACGCAGAAGTCTAGAAGCATCAGCGTCTTCGTCTGTTAGCATTACCGCTCCTTCAGTAATAGCATCTATAATTGGAGTAGCAGGTGCAAGAGTTTCAATAGCCGCGTCCGTTATTTTACCCTGACTGATATACTTATCACTTACATATTTGTTTAAACCAAATACTCCAGTCAGCGCCCAAAGTGCTTTGTTTGGGAGATCGTCAACAGAGACATCCCTGTTAAGAAGAAGGTCTTTAATTGTCTGCGTCCCAACATTGGCTGCTGATAGGTAACCGGCAAGTACCGCAGCCTTTTTAGCAGCGGCCAACTTGTTTCCATTCTGATACTCTTGTACAATCTCTCGCCTGACTACGTCATACTGCTTCAGTGTGAAAGATTTTAAAGCATACAAGATTCTACCATTTGGATTGTCCAGGTAAGCCTGTGGCATTTCACTCATAGTAACAGGCTGTACACCTGATAGCTCGTTGAACGTGTGGAACTTAATAGGCTCTGTAACTTTACCAGCTTTTAGGTCAGCTACTATAGATTCAATATCGTCACCATAGAACTTACCCCACTTTTTACGAAAGGCTGCTTCTCCAGAAGAGGTTTTCATAAGTTTAAAGTTCTTACGAAGAGCCGCGTTCATAAATGTTTCTTTACCCAGACGATCAATTTTCCTAAAGAAAGAAACAGTGAACAACTTGTTAAGCAATTTGGCAGTCTTTCTGGCATCAGTGAACTCTTGACCAATACTGTCAATACCAATGTCAACAGTCTTGATACTCTTAGGACCAAACATGGCTCCAATTGTACTTCTAAAACCGTTAAGAGCACCAGATAGACCTATGTCACCTAGCTGAGTAATAGCAGAAATAGGATTAGCGATTGTTCCCATATAGGTTAGATCACGAACCGTGCCTAGTAGTTTACCACTTGTCTGTTCACCGCCTATAAACCTAGATTTCAAAAGACTTACAAGTTCGTCTTCTTGCTCTGGCAATATATTACCAGCAAGCTTTTCTTCTTCAACCAGTCTTCCAATTGAACTATCCAGATCGACAACGCCTTGCTGATCTTTTTTCAAGCTACGTCCTAGAAAGTTACGACGTTCAATATTGTTAACAGCGTTACGAGCATAGATGGTCAGGGCTTCTTCAGGAGAGGAGTAGTACTTTAAAAGATTGTCGTCCAGCTTTTCAATGGTACGTGGCTTTACAAAGTTAGGAAGATTTCCATCAGTCTTTACACCAAAGCCTCTAATAACCATGTTGGCAATGTTGGACTTGGTTGCCATGTCAAGATTACTTACTGTAAGGTCTTTAGCCCGTGCGTATTCCTGTTGTGCTTTAGCTATTGCAGACTTCTTTTTTGAACCAACAGCCTTCAACAGTCCGTCATAGTCTTTTACAATACGTGGAAAGTAATTTTCTTTAGGGTCAAAAGTATAACCCACATCTTTTAACTGATCGTAGAATGAACCAAGTTTTGCTTCAACAGGTGGAAGCATATCTTTCATTTCTTTAGGCATATATGATTTAGCTGCTGTAAACTCTCCGTTGTACAGGTGTCGTGTTACAGCTTGTTTTGCAGGGCCTTTTAGTTTCTGCAACTGAGCTAAAAACGGCTCTAGTTCTTTCATACTTGCATTAGTCTTAGTATGAATATCGTATTCAAACTGACGAAGTCTGCGAAGAACGGGCTGAGAAATGTTACCAACTCGGGTAGACAGTGTTCCCAAAAATTTATCTAATCCTGTATTCATAACCCGCGCAGTCGCACTGTCTTCAGCAATGTTGTACTGAAGAGCCTCTTCGGCACGATCCTTTGACGGAGTAATTCTAGGCTTTCTACCTGCAACTTCTACATCTCGTCCCAATGTTGAACCAATAGGACTTGCTGCAATTTCTTCTAGAGCACCCTCTACACTACCGCCTGCTGCTATGTGCTCATTAGCAATGCGTTCTGCCTCGTCTATATTTTTGTTAGCTACGCGGGTAGCTGTTTTATTTTTAATAGCACCTATAGCTCTACCCGCCGCAGGAAAAGCGGCACCACCAGCTCCACCCAATGCTGTAGACAATGCTGCCTTCATTGGGTCAATCTCACCAGTTGTTGCTACGTCCTGGGCGAGACTATACCCGGCACCTAGACCAGCGCCTACAGCAGCACCGCCTTTTATAGTTGATCCAACAGGAAGCAATGTTGTAGGATCAGCCAATGCTCCTGCAATAGTGCCAATGGTGTTCGCTGTTGATCCACTAGCTTCTTCAAAGTACGGGCCATACTTAGACATCAGATCGCGCTCACGCTTCCGCTCAATCATCTCTCTGCGTGTAGCTACATCTGAATCTGAAAACCTTTCCCCGTAGATTTCATCTGGAGACAGGTAGTTAAATGATGTGATATCAAAACTGCCCAGTGGAATACGAGCTTCTAGAGCGTCACTCAAATAGTTTGTAAACGTACCCGTCTTATCAAAGCCATACATAAACTGACGATAAACGTCGTCAGACTCACTAGAGATAAGCTTGTTGTCTACAATTCTGTCCCCAGGCCTTGCTCCCAGAGACTGTAGATTTGACGAAGACGCTATGTCCTGATCGGTTAAACGCTGACCAAGGTCAGTCCTACTGCCTTCATCAGAAAACTTACGAACAATTTTATTATTTACAACCTGATCTCCCGCCACTGCTCCTAGTTCTTTAAGTTTAGGAGAAGACAAGATGTCATTCATTGTAAGTGTAATTGGTTCAGCCATGCTTACCCACCAACGTTAGCAAACGGGTCTACACCATTATTATTAGTAGATTGTGTAGGCGCGGAGCCACCACCTTTAATGTTTGCAATAGCTTGCTTAATTGCATCAGGTGTAGAAAGTCTAGGATTTTGATTAGAAACGTTAGCTGCTTCTAAAGCAACTGCGCGAACTACATCTTCCTGACTCGGACCTCCCTGTACTCCTGGCGCTAACCTTTGCAAAAAATTACCGCCTGTAAGACTATCAATTGATTCTATAAAGGTTTTGTTTCCCTTAATGGCTTGTACAAAAGAATCAATTTTAGGACCAGTAATGTTTGCCGCTCTAATCCTATCTCGTTCAGCGGTGGAACGGGCAATGTCTGCTCTTTGTTGCTGAATATCCAAACCACGCAAAGCACGCTCTTCTGCCCGAGCAGCCGCAGCCTGTTCCAAAGCTTCTTTATCAGCCGCAGCTTGTAGTTTAGCAGCTTCAATATCTTGAGTCTCCATTGCCCTGAGTGCTCGCGTAGCACCCAAAACAGTAGGCCCAAATCCCTGACCAGCAAAGCCAGCCTGTTGGAACTCAGGCTGTGCAAACATGCGTAGGAGGTTAGCCATAAACTTACCCATATCACCGCCCATGAGGGTCTTGGTCATATCTGCTTTTCGACTGGCTTCTGCCTGTTGGTTTCCTATGTTCGCACCAATTTGTAAAGAAGTTTTATTTTTATCGGCTATGTTCTGCTCTACTGTTGGAGCAGGAACAGCAGATTGTGTAATTGTCGCTACAGGAGTAGGTTGCATAACTGCCGCAGGTGCCGGAACAGGAACACCTGTGTTCCACACTGGGTTCAAATTAGGTACAGTGGGCATATATTGATTGTATGCTTCTCGGTACTGGTTTACATTACTTTGTTGATTTGCGTTACTGGGAAGAGGCAAACGAGAAAGCACTTCCATATTAATAGGTGTATTAGCCATATTCTTATCCTATTTAAATCAAGCCTTGGAAGTTGAGGTAAGGCCGTTTGACAATAGTGTTTTCAAGTTGTTTAGCGATACGTCTAGCAATTTCAGCTTGTATCTCAGCCTGTGTACCCAGTTCAGTTGGGATGCCGTAGGGAGACTCAGTGGGGCGATAGCTTGACCTACCAGTCGGTACTCCAGGCATAGGAGGGAGGCGGCCCTGCACAGGCTCAACTGGCACTGGACCTTTACCAAGACCACCTTTGGCAAGATTGTTCAAGAATGAATCAATATCTTTCTTGTAACCAGCCTCTGAACCACCAGTGATCGTGATGTCGTGTGCTTCGCCAAGATCAGTAGTAATGCCGTCAGCTTCGCCGTACATTTCACGTTCTGCTTCAGACATTCCTGCCATCGGGTCTTGCTTTGGAAGCATCCCACCAGTAGCCTCGTAGCCAGCATCCATCATAGGATTGACGGTTACAGTAGACGGAGTGTCCTTATAGTACTCAGAGGAACCCATGCGTTCCAGTTGTGCTAAGATTTTACCCATTATCTTGCAAGCCCCGCTACTGTACCCGCTGCACCAGCAAGCTGCTGGAAGATAGACTGACCGGGGATAACCTGGCCAGTCATACCAGAGGATGTCTGCTGCATCTGAGTGGAGCTACCAAGACCAGCCAAGCCACCCAGCAGGTTAGAGTAGGTGATAGCCTGAGCACGTTCTGCTTCCTGCTGCTGCTGTGCAAGGCGACGAAGGTCTGCAAGTTCAGCACCCTGACGAGATTCAATGTCTCGGCCAATGGCTTCCTGCAGCTGAGCCGGTGTCATCTGAGCCTGAATAATTGACTGAGCCATTCCAGGCAACTGCCCCATTGCTGCCATTCGACGCTGATCTTCTGCACCCAGAGCACTGGCCAACTGGCTCTGCACAGTTTCTTCGCGCTTCTGCTGCTGGAGAGTCTGAAGCTCACCTAGGGCAGTAGAACCTAAGCCAAACTGACCAGCTTCCATAGCTTGCCGCTGGGCCAATTGTTTATCACGCTCGGTAAGTTGACGAGCCTGATTAGCAATCTCTCCGGTCTGCGCCTGAAACAATTCGCTAGTTCCCGGCGCAGCGGTAGCCCGACCGAACATCTGATCGTAGACAGTTTGGAAACCGGGAGCAAACCCAGCAGCAGTTTGACCTACCTGTCCGTACAAGTCTCTAGCCGCTGCGGTCTGAGCAGACGTACCCGGAACCAACGGTCCTTGGTACAACTGTGGAGCAACGTTGAACCCTTTTTGCAACTTTGGCAACAGTGTTTCAATGTAGGGAGTAACGGTTTCCCACGGCTCAACTTTACTTGTCCCTTGCGTCTGCGAACTCGATGGTGCTTGAACCACCGTGCTGCTAGGTGTAAAAATACTGCCCATTTTATAGCCTCTTATATACAGTAATGCTTGTTAGTTCGTAACCCATAGGGGCCATTACTTTTTCCCAACCCTTGCGACCGGTCATCTCAAAGAATTTATAACCAAGAGCTTTGTAGTACTTCTCCACCACTGGGACCACGTCTGAAAAGTTAAACTTACCGCCAATGGCTTCTGCGTTAATCCCTGTTGCTTGAGGATACGCTGCGGCCCCTATTACAAAACAACCGACGATCTCACCTTTTTCAGAATCGATAGTAACCCAGAGATCAGAAACCTTGTCTACTACTCGCTGGATAATATCTACCGCTTTGATAACGTCTGTGTTGTTCCTACCTGTGGAGTTTTCTATGTACTCCCAACACTGGCCCACTATTGTCTTAAAGTTTTTACTCTTAGGATTTACTTTCCTATAGCTTAACCCATGAACCGGCAGCGTTGAAAAAGTATATACCTTCTCCGCTTCCGGGGTTCCAACTAGTTCCGTCTGCATATCGTATGTCACCCTGACTTGGCTTCGTAGGAGCAGCGTAGACTACGTCTAAGTGTCCGTCTCGCAATAGGTCTACAACAGCACCAAGTTCGATAAAAGTTTCGTTAAGATAACCTGGAAGCTCTTCTGGAGCAGAGGGCGGGTTAGCGTGGTTAAACCGAAGGAACTCTCTGCTCATCGATCCGACACCACTTCGGACTCAATTGCATATCCAGAGAGATCAAAAGAAGTATCGGTGTCGTGTTCAAACTTGATAGCGATGTATCGACCGCGAACTCGACAATCAATTTTACTGTCCACGCCAATATTGAACTCAACTGGGTCAGCATAAGTAACACCAGCGTAGGGTTCTAACTCAGCCCCTACACTTATTTTAACATATCCTGTACCACTAATTCTAGGATAAATTCTACTTATATACTTAATAGAATCAGTTCTTCCAGAGTGTAGTCCAACTCGTTCCAAAGTTGTTACAAATGTTGTCCCGTCAAACGTGGTGCTTGAATCTGCTAAAAAGAAACGACTGTTTGCTGCTGAGTTTGCTGGGTAGCACATCAGTAGAGAATCAACAGCAGGGTTGTAGGCCTGTTGAGACCAAGCAACTGTGCTGTTTTGCCATGTATCTGTAGCAGCCGCCCACGTGTTTGTAAGCTCAGGGTCTACCAGACCTACGCCAATATAGTTAACGCTGGGCAAGTCTCTAGTAGCCCAGGTGTTGTCTCTATAGTTCCAGACCAGTGCGGTGTTTGGCAAACCGTCAGTAGCACCTGTGCGAGGATAACAAATCCAAACTTCGTTTTGGATACGGTTGTTGACCAAAAATGTTTTGTAGTAATAGGTACTGTCGATCTGAGAGAACAAGAATGTTTTAACTTTGTCGTCAATGATGCTTGTCAGACTGTTACCGTTTGTGACGACAACGTCGTTGGTTGACATAAAGACGTGCTTGCCATCACCCAGATCAACAACAGCGTCCCTGGAAAACAAACCAGTGTTCTTAAACTTCTCTCGAAGGTTGAAGGTAAACGTACCGCCAACATAGGACAAAGAGTGGATACTGTCTTCCTTGTAGACGATAAGCTCGTTGCCCAGAGGCAGCGCGTTAAGGATACGACCCTTGGTGCCGCCTATGGTAGCCTCTCCTGACTCAGAGGCGGTGCTAGCAGAGTTCCAAGTGTCTGCGCCGTTGGTAGCTGCCCCGGAAGGAATAGCGTCGCTCCAGCGCACTGTAAACGGCTTTGCGGTACCACTGTCAGTTAGGTTAAGAGCAACCAAGTGGTTCCTAAACGGTACAATGACCTCACAGCGAAGCGTGGAGGGCCAATCAGGAAGGTCTGTAAACAACGAACCTCCCTGAGTAAAACTCTGAGGCACGTCCAGTGAGTTGTTAACTACCAAGACACCGCCAAGCACACCGCCCTGCCAGTTCTTGGTAGTTCCTGCGATAGTGGTGTATGCTCCAGAAGACCTGGTAACATTAGCGTGGGTAGCACCCGTAATCTTGTTCAGAGACGTGGCGCCGCCGTAAATCCACAAAGGTGTGCTACCCTGAGTCCAGCTTGTGACCCAATAAGGTGTGTCTAGGGCTGTTCCAAAAACGCGAGTATTCCCTAAAATAGTACTGGCTTTTTTATCAACAAACCTTACGTTGTTTGCGCTTGTAAAAAACACAGGCGGCATGTCGTAGGGTGACAAATCTGTGTTAAGAGAAAAGCCGGTCTGCTGTCCGTTGATGTCAAAGAGTTCTTTAGCCATTGCCGGTTGCCGACTCTATTTCCCAATCAGTGTTATTAAATTCTTGCAGGCAGATATACAGATCATCTTCTGTAAGAAGGTTTCCGCCCCCTTCTTGGACAATGTTAAATAAATCTAAAACCCAATTTGTAGACATTACGCACCTCTACGAACAAGAGACCCTGGATCACCTTGAACAGTCATAGTCATAACTGTTCCGCTGTAACGAGCAGAATCTTCTGCCTTCTTGATGTCTTCCAAAGACTTCTGATAAAGTCCTGCAAAACGCTGTAGCTGTTCGCTATCGTTAAGATAGGTAGCTCCCTCCAAACATGAACCGTAGAGGTACAAATCTGGGAAAGCTTGAAGAATGTTGTTAGTAGAGTTTGTGTTGGACAACGGTGTCAACTGTTGGTAATAGTTGATACCAATGGAGTACTCACCGTCTGGTGCTGGGTAGAGTTCGATGTTCTTACCCAAGTTTGTATAAGCTTTAGGAGCACCAGAAACAATGTTGCCGTACTCACGGCTACCTGACTCAGGTGAAAGATAAGCCAAGGCATACACCTGAGAACCAGAGTTGTAGGTAATGTTCCGAAGTTCGATCAAATCACTGGGCAAGTCGTAGAACGCTGTGCCACTTGTAGTCGTAGTGTTTGCACGAATCATGTTTGCACGAACACGCAGGTCGCGGTTCATGCGGTTCTCTGTCAAAGAGATAAAGTCAGGAATTACGCTGGTCAAATCATCCCGGTTGAGATAATTAGCAACGCTAGTTTTCAACTCTGAATAAGTAGCCAAGCCCATTACAAGTTGCTTTCATGTGTTCGAAGCCAACGATACTCAGGGTCATTAAGAAGCTTTTTAATCTTTGGCATGTCATTCTTGTCCATGATGTCGATGCCAAGCTCACGCTTCCACTTTTCAATAATGACCAGAGGGATACTAGCCACTTTACGCATGTTAGGATTGTTCTGCGCTCCGTAAGGAGAGTCACCAGCCATTTCCTTTTTGTTCATCTCTAGGATAGGCTGCACGTCCTGCGTGTTTTTAAGGACAACATTGTCCTCAGAGTGGTCATAGTTGAACTGAGTTTGAATAGGATTTTTATACATAGGTAACCTCTAAAATGGGGAGAGAGCTAAATGCCCCCTCCCCGATTAGACTAGTTAACGTCGTAGACCGCGCCGAGAGCCTTCTCGTTGTTAACAACGAGAGTGTACTCAGCAATGATCGCGCGCTGTTCGCCGTCCGACGTGGAGGCGACTTCACGCTGCGAGAACGGACGCAGATACGCAACCCCATAGTACTCAGGGTCGAGCAGCCAAACGTCACGGCTACGCTGGAAGCGGTTAGGAACAACCGCCATCTCACCGAAGTCACTGACATAGATGTCCATGCCGCCAATGATGCGCTGGTCAGCAACATCGTTGAAGTTGGACACGCCAGAAGCACCGCCGACACCAACAAAGCTGGAGAAGGTCTGCTTCTGCGACGGAGCCATCATCAGGTACTTGGTGTTGGCACCGTTGTCATACGCCAGAAGGATAGAAGCCTTCAGGAGCGACTCAGTGAAGGTACGGAGCGTACCGTCGGTACGAGCAGTACCGTTACCGCCAGAACCAGCAGCCGTACCACCAGAGCCAACGCTGGCATTGGTGGTGACCCAGGAGCTAAGC